ATCCATTTTACCCAACAATGTTAATACTCACTAATCATAACGTATCCAGTCAATTTTTTATGCAACACATTGTCATATCCATAAACATATAGTTGATAATCATTCGCATATGATTATCAAATAGAACGCGAGGTCTTACCAATTACTTCAACTTGTCACATGCCTCTAATAATTGGGCTTGTCTATTTACAATAATTTCATTCATCGACAACGACTTCATAATATTATTATATGTGTCAAATTTTTCTAGTACTTCTCTTGTGCGTGGGATAATATTGTCATAATCCTCCCATAAAACATTCCCAGCCAAATCATAATTTTCTGTAAATATCGACTTATCAGACACGACAATTTTTCTTGCGAAAATCAAGCGGTCACATCGTATTTGTTCAAAAATATTAAAACATTCAAAATGATGTACGTTTATAATGACTTTGCACCGTTTCAACAATTCATCACGAGCTGCACCCCAACCCAATATATTTATACACTTCCATCCGGTCGCCTGTAGCTGTTCCCACAATAGTGTGCGCCTATATGTAAATTTAGGGTCAACCGATGCATCTTTTTTTGGCAGTGCATTAATTATACCAACATCATATGTGTAAATGCCGTCTACATTCTCTAGTTGCATTTGGTCTCGTAAATTATATTGATATGGTAAATAATACGCGCGCGGATTGTTGAATATTAAATTATTCTCCGACATATATTTGCTCAAGAATGTCAAATTTGAAAGACTGTAATCGGCAATTTTTATACCAGCCCCCAATAATGATAGTACGTGATTCATTCTTTTTAGTTCACTTAACATTTCTACATTTAAATATACAATTCTACCCGTTTGAATCATTTCGGTAGATAGTGTCTCTGCATCCAACCACATTTGAGTAAGTATGTAAATATCGTTAGATGCTTTTACACGTTCTGTTGTAAGTTGACTTATATGAATAACATCGCTTATAATATTCATCGAATATATATAATCTTCTAATACAGTCGGGACTCTTGTTGTTTGGTCTTCCACTGTAACCAACACATATCGTACAGACATATTGCCTATATAATAATACATAATATCGACTCTAAATTATTTTTATCTTTATTTTATTTTTGTTAATACTAATATGCAAAACGCATATTAGTATCAATGCTGACATTATTTGGATTTTGACTTTTCACTCGACGATAATGATGCGCTTGATGATTTAGGTGACGACGGTTTTGATTTTCGGCTAGTTGATTTCGGCTTCGTTGTTCGTTTAACACTCTTCTTACGTGATGCATGTGATGGTGTACGATTAAATTCCTTATTCATATAAAAGTATTCGTCGTCTTCATGTGTCATTTTTTTATATCCATATTTCGCATAATACGACAATAAAAAGTTAGCAGAGCCGTGTTCTGGAACCTTTTCGATATATAAATAGACACCATCTATGCTTTTTTTGGATTTCATAAGTATTGTTTTAATATAAACATCAATCATATTCATCGCAATCGCAACCGGGCTCGTTGCACTTGATGCATCACCTCGTTTTGCTCGACAAACCTCATTAATCCATGGCTGCTGATACCGCAAAAACCCCTGATTACTTAGTTGCATTGTAGCCGACCCCCCATCTTGAAATGTGGTATAATCTGCATCGTCTTTAAAATGGCCGAGTGATAGCATGACGGCAATTGTCTTCTCGCTTTTACCTGTAAATAATTTCACGAGTCGGTCACGATTTTTATCGTCGGTGTTATCGTCATGGAAACATATTTTCTGCATTTTTACTAATAAATTTGCTAAATCTATAATATTTATTTGCGGTGGCAACATGTCACATGCGTAGTCCATAATAGCATGCTTATGTGCAATACGAGTGTTATGATTTATTACATACACAGCAGATTGGGTAGTTGACATGATTGCTGTATGTGAAACACTATATTATATAATAATATAAATATTGCCAGATAACTTCATTAATTGATGAGCATAAGCGTACCATTACCATTAATGATAGTTGTTTATGTTATTGCTACTATCATGGCGATAATTATAGCAGAAACCATATATACAATTGCGAAAAGTATAATAAAGAACCGACAGAAAGCCACGCCTCCATTAAGCGCTACGGTCGACGAGCATCATGTCGAATTATAATTACATACAAATTTAGGATAAACCTAGACAATATAAAATATATCACACATATATTTTATGTGCATAATCAAATGGAGACCAGTAATATTACAACACCTGAACATATATACCATATAGTATTGTGTTTTTGTGTTAGGGATTGCGCCCAATATTTACCGAATATTTTTCAAAACATTAACATGGTGACCGTAATCAACGATTACAAGATTTCATGTATATTTGTATATGATAATTGTACTGATGATTCTGAAAAACTGCTCAATGAATATAAAACCGCCAGCAAGCATCATGTCTACTTAAAACATATAGATAATACTAGTCATTTAAGAACCGTGCGCATAGCAAATGCAAGAAATGCATGTTTAGATATATTATATAACGAGCTTACAAATGTGTCATATCATATAATGGCCGATTGCGATGATGTTAATGCTCATGTATGGAATATAGACACGATTAATAAATATATTACAAATTATGACAATGACAATTGGGATTGTATTTCATTTAACCGGCCATTTTATTATGATATATGGGCATTGTTAATCGACGATTTTAAACACCATTGTTGGGGGTTTGGTATGAGAAGTCGTACAGTATTGAATGCCATGCGCAATTATATAACGAACAAACTTAACGATTCGAATGAAAATAGCGTATACTGCATGTCCGCATTTAACGGGTTTGCGATATATAAAACCGAAAAATTCAAAGATATTCGTTATGATGGTACATATAATAATATGAAATCGCTTATAACAGACGCCGAACGAGCAAACACAATAGAGATACTTAAAAACAGTTATAATATTAGACGTGTTAGTATTAATCATCATAAACGAGACTGTTGCGAACATATTTTTTACCACTTATCCGCAGCAAGTAAAAATAACTGTATAATAAAGATATCAAAGTTGTCAATATAATAGATTGGGTCGACTATATTAGCATAATATTGTAAAATTGAAAATTAAGTATTTGTTATGGTTTATGCATAATATACAAAACATGTTGAGTAGCAGCGAGCTCAATAACGATTTAATTCGCATTAAAGAACGACTGAATCAAGTCGAAGATGTGCTGCACAATGTTGATATCGGGGCTATATCAATATATTACATATCAAAATTCGTGTTGCCATCTGCCACCCAATACCGAACTGTCGATGCCCCCATCGACCAACAAATATTAGAACCAGAGAAATACTGTCACACCCATATTTTCATTTTACAGACCGAACCTAACGAAGATTTGGAGTTTATTTGCGAGCATATTAATAAATATATTGGAAAGGTATATACAATAAGGTATGTGTGGTCAATTCGCCATCAATCTATTGTTATTTGTATCCGTTTACAATATTGGTATGTAGATAAGTTCTCGCAAATATTACGGTCGGAGTTAATTATCCTGCAAGAATTAAATAAATTCTCAAATGATAAACAACCATTTTGCATAACAACCAATAAAAATAGACGCACATACAAGGTGATTCTTGGTCGGCGAATAGGTAAAACTAAGTTAACTAGTGTCCCTTCACAAATCACACCAGACTTAAACGTAGAATTAATGCCACGAGTGCTAATATGATACACATACAATACATCGATTAGCCTATCAAAATGTAAAAAATTGAATACTTTTTTATCTTATAGTATACTCCAACTTATTTCATCAAAACAAGAGAATGTTATTTTCAAAGGGATTAATCTTATTCTATATTGTATATATGGTATTATACACCGTGTTTTGTTTATCAACAAAACATGATGTGCATGTTGTATTGGGGTCAGCCGATGAAACGATTCTTGGTGAACGTATTCAGGCAGCAATCCAATATATCCGGTCAACTGATAATCCAAACATTTTATTCATTTCAGGTGGTGTTAAAAATGCTCTTGCCGGTGCGAATGAAATGACTGAGGCAGCCAAAGCGGCAAATATGTTATCAACCGATAAGCTAGAAAATGTGCAAATTGTGCTAGAAGAGCATGCAACCAACACTGCAGAGAACTTCGTATATTTGAAGCGATGGGTCAATCGCAATTTCTCGCAAGATGATTTACCCGAGCTTATTATAACGACATCTGATTTTCACAAAAACCGCGCAGAAAAAATCTTCCAGGGTATTTTGCCGGATGTTACCCCAACATGGAACTTAAGCAAAAGTTCATGCAGTCAATGTTGGAGAGACGAGGAAATTCACATGAAAAACGTTCCAATGGATATATACAGAGCAACCCTCATGATGTAAAATGTCGATAGGTCAATAGATTAAACATGCAAAAACCAAACAATAAAATAAAAACACGAAAAACATCAGAGCAATGGCATTATATATGTATTATTGTTTTTTATTGTCGTCACTCACCTAACTGTATATCGTTCCGGTCCGGGTAATCATATCTACCCAATATTTTAGGTTCAACTTATCATAATTAAATTCTTTGGTTTGATAGCAAGCCACTGTCGCTAGTAACAAATCATGTGTAATATCTTTCCATTCATTTACAATAAGAACTGGCAATTCTTCATATAGAACATCTATATCTGATTTTTTTACAATGGGTATACACCCAAGTATCAATGCTTCCCATGTGCGATGACAATCGTATCCATTACCATGTGGACTGATTACAAACGCATAGTTGGTTTGATTATGCCAGGTATTAATTCTACTTATTTTATTTGGTTCATAATAAACAAGCTCTTTATCAATATTATCATAGGCATCTCTTCTATCATGTCTTCCATATCTGGTCGACATTAGAAACTGAAAATTCGCGTAACATTTTATGTGTCTTTTTGAAAAATGCAAACTACCACGTTTAATCCCTTCTAATATTATTTCCTGATCTTTTGCAGACGCGATTCGCCCCCACACCCGGCTACGGGTCATGGTATGATAATCTAACCCAATCGGAATGCATGTTATTTTATTATGTTTAAATATCATATTTTGACAGAACCAATGCATAAGCAAATCATTGTTAATGAATGATTCGAATTGTTCATCTGTCATTATATCATGAGGAATGGTTTCATCACAATCGCCGCTTACTAATATAAACGGTTTTGTGATTGATGACAACATATTTGTGATAAATTGAGGGATTGCGCTGCTACAAATGTATATAACTGGGTTCTCAATATTATTAATATTATTAATATCCGGATAATTTATTAGGTCTTTAACGCTAGACCGAGGAGTACTTGAATAATAGTTACAGCTTTTTAAAATACCACGACTACTTACATATATATTATTTGATTCGTCCATTGCGTGTATATAATATATGTGCATATATATTATATGACTACTACGCAACCAAAAGGAAGACTTGGAAATCAAATCATTCGAAATATAGCAGTCAGTTTAGTCGCAGAAAAATACAATCTTCGTGTAAAGTATTGTAGCGAACATTTAATAAATAATCTGGGTATAAAACTCTTCAGTGGTGATATGTCATTCCGGAATACGAT